CAAGTCCTGCTGGAAGGTTCATTGGTTGTACAGACACGAAGTTCTTTGCGGCAATTGAACCAAAGACCTTGCGGACTAAGGGAAGTGCAACACCGGCCCAGTTTTCACCACTGGTTCCAGCTGAGTTCGTCTTACTGTTTTCCGAGAGAAGCTGTGTTGCTTGGTTTTCAAGCATCACGGACATAGCCTGCTTTTCATAGCCCTTCAATCCTTCTAGGAGGCCTGAACCTTCCCACTTACCTGCTAATTTACGGGTTTGTTCGATAACGTGCTTGTGTGCACTACCCGCTTCGTTGATAAATTCTGATACATCTGACATAATTTATATCTCCTTAAAAATTAAATGATTCCTGCAAGTTCTTGTAATCTTTTTGCTACCGTGTTTTCCACGATAACTTGCGACTTTGGAGCAGTACTGGGAACTGCCTTAGAGGCAAGTCCTTCAGTAACAACTTTCTTACGTGATGCGTTGAACGTCTTCACTGCTGCGGAAAGATTTTCAACTAATGTCGTATAAACAATCTTAACTTCACGAACGGTCATTGCACGGTCGAATGATTCAACAATGCGAACTTTCTGTTCGTTGGTTAAACTATTTTTATGGAACATTTTGTTGGTGAAGAGTAACTTTGCATTAAGTAAGTTAACTTCTTGTAAACGCTCACGAAGCGTATTAACTGCCGCTCGATATTGAGCCATTTCGCCCTTGAGTCTCGCAAGTTTATCAGCCATTGCCGTTTTTGCATCGTGAGCAACTTTTTCATCGCCCATTTCTGCATCGTCGGCTTCAAGTTCTGCAAGAATTTCTTCAAGATCAATTTCTTCATCATCTTCTTCTGCATTCATATGCGATCCATCCATCTTCAACTCGGCGTTAGCATACTTGCCGGTATCCATGGCGGATTCAGTTTCCTTCATGGAACCTTTACCAATTTCAGACGAATCCGAAGGTACTTCTGATCCTTCTTCGCCGGCTGGTTCACCTTCTGGATATTCACCCTTTTCGGAGTCCATATCCTTGTGTGAAAGTGCTGCAATATCTTCTTCTAGTTCACGAATTACTTCGTCGAGGTCAAAATCACTTTCTGACCAATCATCGTACCAATCCGTTGAACTATCTGTACTTGCTTCTGGACCCGTACCGATATCTGATGCGTCGAACGCATCGGCCGATGGTTCCTTGTTATCCGATGAACCAATTGCTGATGTATCGGCGGGAAACTCTTTTCCACCGCCAACCTTTTCACCATCCTGCCACGGTGTTTCTGATGTTGCTTCTTTCTTCATCTCGCCACCAGCCTTTGTTGCAACGGCCTGTTTCATCGGCTCTTTGGTATCACCGTCCTTGTCCGCATCAAGAAAGTCTGGCTTTGCACTTTCTTTGCCTTCATCTTCATCATCGGCCATTTCAGCTTCGACACGAAGACGCCGTGAAATCATATCACGAATCTGTGGGGTGATTGCTTCTTCTAAAACCAATTTTGCATTTGCTACGGCAGTTTCACGAACTGCTTCGGCATCCGCAATAGCTTGTTTTAAAAGCTTGTTAGTAATTTGCGTCATAAAATTAAACTCCTGAAAGGAATAAAACAGATATTTTATCTGTTATTAGATATTAAATTTCCCACTAATATTAACGATTAGTGTTTTCACTATACTATAAATATATGATTAATTTGTAAAACGTTAATTATCGTATTGTTTTTGTCGTGCAATTCGTTTTTCTTCACGCTTTTTACGACGAAATGCTTCTTGACGTTTGAATATTTTCTTTTTTGATGGCTTTAGATAATGTTCTCTATTACGAAGTTCCTGCAATAGTTCTGATTTCTTCACCATCTTGGTAAATACTTTTAATGATTTGCTGAGTTCGTCCTTACCGTCCTTTACAATAACTTCCATACTGCCTCCATTAACTGTTTTGTTTTGGAACTAATCGTCCATTTTGTGATGTGTGTGTTACTTTCTTATTCTTACCATACCGACCAAATCCTAAATAATCTAATCCCATTTGCTGTGCTTGTTTTGCAATTTCACTGTCGTCTTCTGCTGCTGGTTTTGATGCCGTTGGAGTAGACGGCGTGGGTGATGGAGTATCTGGTGCAGGATGTTCTTTTGCTTGATGTACTAGTATCTTTGCATCGGGAAACTCTGCTCTCAATGCTTTTACTGCTTGTACATTTTTTGGAGAATCATCAATAAAGGCAACTCTATCATATCCATCTTTCATATGCTTTCTAATATATGCCGCCTTCTTTTCTGGGTTTGCATCTCCCAGTGCTGCAATAGATACCCCAGACGTAATTCCGTACATCTTTAAAAATTGTGCGACGGGACGAGTATGACCTCGGGCAGTTAATACTGCAATTTTATCTGCTCGACCAATTGCTTGTTTTAATAATTTGACGAACCGTTGAATTGGTTTTGGATTAATTAATTTATCAAATTCTGAGAAATCAAATTTATCGCCTGGTTGCTCATCGTATACGGCAAATGCCGCAGGGTCCATTTCAATTCGTTTCCCGCTGCGGGTAAGAAAAATTTTGGAATCGGTTTGTGCCAATGTATCATCAAAATCACTGACAAATAATGTTTTACCCATAGATTAGTAGGTTAAAACTTTGTAAGATACGGCAACCATCTCATTTAATGAACTTTGTAATAATGTATTTTTATTTTGTTCATTTAACTTATTCATCACGGTTACCAACATTTGTGCCGTAAAGACATCGACGGTTTGCCCCTTTACTTGAGCGGGAATTTTTGTGGTTACAATTTCTCGTAACGTTTCTTCGGTATATGCAGGAGAGTGCAAAATTACATGCAATATTTCTTTGAGATTATCGTGTGACGTAGACGCATATTTTTTTGCATCGTCGGCCGATATGCTCTTTGCAATCTTTTTAATTTTTCCACTTACTTTGCCAGCAGGAATTTTACCTGTTTGGTAGGCATGAACAATTCCAAATAATCGTTGTTGAGATTTGCTGGTTGATGGCATATTACTTTACTTCACTCAAAAAGTCATGAATTAATTTATTGATATTATCATATGGTGCGGCAACTTGGTGCATCACATGTTCGGTAATAAACGCACCCATAGTAGAAGGATTGGAAACTATGTCGAAGCAAATTAGTGCAAAGTCTTCTTGCACTTCGACCGTACTTTCACTCATTTGTTTGACTGATCCCATACCACGGGAACTGACTCCGAGTTTTATATTATTTCGAATTAATTCCCGAACAATGTTTCCCGTTGGTGTCGTGAGAATTTCAATATTACCACGGACATCATCACCCTCGGTCCAGAGTTCAACGATGTTACAGCACACATTTTTTAAATTGACTATAGGACTTTCGGGATGGTCTAATTCACCCAGTGCTCGTCGTTGTGTCACGAAGTTTTGTTTATATACTGATGCTTCCCGCATTAAAATTTCTTTGGGGTAGACACGCCCATTTTGATTTTTTGCGTTTGCACGTTGTAATACGACATTACGAAGAATGAGTGGCTTATTGCCATCTAACGCTTCCGTTAAAAGTTCTTTATTATATTGAAGCTCTGTGTATTCACATAGTAATGCCATATTATTCTTCACTGTTTAAATGGTTTTTTACATCCCTCAATCCTTTTACATGAACTGGTTTCTTTCCAGAACGTGTACTATATCCATTATACATCCGCAGGATCCCACATTGTCACGGAATCGGTGTCTGGATCGTAATCAAATAGCTTTTCATATCCACCTTCATTGTCACTGTAGTATTTTGCGGCTTTTTGTGTAATGCCGGTGACTGCTTGAAAATCTCGCATTGGAATTGGTGCCCCATAATCGAACTGATTATCAATATCTATAGGAACCATACTTGAAACTTTACTAATAATTTTATCTGATGAGGTCTGACCACTATAGTCCGGCGCCAACGAATCTTTTGGTGCGTTCTTCTTTTGCTGGGCCGCTGGTGAATCCGATGGTCTATTTTTTTGTACTTTACCCATCTTCGGATCAAATGTTGCCGATGGCGCATACGACCTTGGCGAATACATGGTATTGGCATTTTTCCCACGACCAAAGTGCATACCCGTCGATTTAGTTGCTTGTGCTTTAGTAATTGGCACTAACTTACCCGTTTCACTTTTATGTGTGACTTTGCCATCTTTGCCGTACCGGCCAAATTGCATATAGTCTAAGCCTTGTGCTTTTGCCTGTTTTGCCGTCTCTGAGTCTTCGTCCATTGCGTCAATTTGTTCGTTGATAATTTCACGAATAATGTCCTTTAGTTGTGTCATTTTCATATTATTATCCTCTTATTGTCCAGTATATTCACAGAGAAGTCCCATGTTATTTATCCTTGTATTATTCAATAAAATCAATTATACCTTCTTCCAAATATTGAGCAACTTCTTTCTTCAAAGCAGCTTTGGCCGCAGTGTATGCAGGGTGAGTTGACCCAGCTTTATACGCTGTTGTGGCTAAAATTTCTTGACCAGTTTGTGGATTTTTTATTTTTGGAGAATTTACACCTTTTAATGCGGCTCTACCAGCTCTTAACTTCTGTGCATCGTTACCACCTTGGCCAGTAGTTTTCTGGCCCCCTCCCAATGACCGTGCAAAAGCATTCTTTTTAGTTTTATTCTTGTCTGGTCCAAATGCTTGCTTGACCATTCCTTTGTCTTTTTTGTCAGTACGACGAAGATTTTCTTCCAATTCTTCGTTAATCATTTCACGAATGATATCCTTCAGTTGTGATATTTTCATATTAATTTCTCATATCGCGCAGACGAGCTGCTAGTTCAGTAAGTTTACCTTCTAATTTGACCATTTGTGTCGTCGTGCGTTTCCATAAATTATCATTGGACAATCCCGATTCTTTCTTTAATCGACTATTCATTTTTAACGCACGTTCCACTAACTTTAATTGTTTATTTAATTCAGACATTGCTTGGCCAATTTTTTGATGGGGTTGACGAGTTGCATCATTACGATAAGAATAATAGTTCTCTTGAAGAGTTTTTACACCTTCTTGAATTGCCGCAAATCGTTCTTGGAGTTTATCACCTGGCTTGGTGTCTTCTGCACCACGTTTAGTTAACGAATATCCAATAGACTTTGCCATTTGTTTAATACGATTCGTATTGCCGTGCTTATCCCCGACAAATGCGTTTGGCGTTAAATATCCAGCCACATTGGCCGTGGTGCTTATTTCGTTTAATGCCTCACGGATGCATTTTCGAATAATTTCACGCAATCTTTCTTCAATAGTCATAGATTATCTCAGTGAATCAAGTTCGTGTGAAATCTGATATGCAATCAATAATGCCGTAATGTAATTATCCTTTACTTGATTCTTCTGTTGAATCTGTTGTAATTGATGTACTACTTCATTAATTTTAATTTTCGTTACATTATCCGTAATTTTGTTTACATTCTTTTTAATATGCCGAATTAAACTGATTGCTTCTGTAGACACATATGTACCAAATTTTTCTACGTTTGTTCCATTATTGATATATTCACGAAGTAAATTCTTTTGCTTATCACTGAAATTACTATATTTTTCATTGAAACTTTCTAATAAAAATTTATAAGAAAGATATCGAATTTCTTCGGGTTGGTCTTTTAACATTGCCGAATAATTGGATTCTTTAACAATCTGTTCTTCTTTGAGTTCACCCTTTAGATGTTCCACAATCACAAACCGTGCAGCAACCATTTCGTCAATTTGCATATATACCGATTCGTCAATGTTCGAAGCACTGGTTGTTTCAAATAATTTGTAAATAGATGCGTGAACTTTGTAGGAAGGAACTCGACCAGACATAAATTGTTTTAAATCACAATTTTGTTTAATCTCTCGGATCAATAAAAATTTCTGTGTATTTAGTAATTTTTCATTTAATGATGCCCGTCGTTGTAATACGACATCTAACATATTAAATGCTTTACCTTCTGAGAGTTTCGGTGCATTAAAAAAAGAACGATAGAGTTGTAATTCTTTTCCCAATTCTGATTTTGAGTGGAAGTGCTCACGCATCATTTTGACTGCAAAACTATCTGGTTTGCCGTCGAGAACATCTGCGGCAACTTTTCTAACTAATAGTTCAAAAAGAATGCCTGTGTTCTTAATTTTATTGTGCCGTATATTCATATGTTATCCGTATTAAGACGAGTAAACAACCACCATATATAAGTAAATATAATCAAAATATATTAATCCTCTACTTTATCGGTAGATGATAGAGTTTCTGAGATAATTTGTTTATATCGACTAGTATTTTTTAACTGCAATTTTCCAAGGAAACTTTTTGTTTCTAACGAAAGTGCAGAACGTTTGTACCGTTTAGTATTTTCTTTATGTCCCAATGGGTCACGGCCAAGAGGATGTGCATCGGTACCAAATTTCAATCCTTCTCTTGGCCGGCCGCCTTTATTTTTCATAAGTGCTTCTTCTAGTTCCTCGTCGGGTTCTTCTCCAAGTGAACTATCGTCTAAACTTTGTAAAATTTGATCTACGTCATCAATTTGTGCCTCTTGTTCATCTGCACTAGTATCTCCTTCTGGCGGGGCTTCTCCTTCTGGCGGTGCTCCTCCTTCTGGCGGCATTCCACCCATTGGCGGTTCTTGAGGTTGTGCCATTGCTTGTTGTTCTTGTTGACGTTTCACATCTTCGATAATCCTCTTTCGTTCTTCGACAATCTCATCGTCCGACAATTCAAGGATATGATTATATACCCAATCTTGTGATAAGAGAATCGTTTGTCCACCGGTCATTTGTTGTGCCAATCCAAACTTTTCTTTCCAGATATTAATCTTTTCTTGTTCGTATAAAGTGGAAGGATTTGTTAACGATAGTTCAAAGTTAACGAGTTTTTCATCCGTAAATCCTTGCACATATAAATGAATAATTGCAATCTTGGTGAGTTCCGATACCATGATACGTTGAATACGTTCAATGGTTCGTGCAAATCGCACGTCCTGTGCTGCCAAGGTTGCTTTACCGCTAATGTCTTCTTCGTATCCAATGAAAGCTTTGGGAACTTTAAATGCCGCAAGTAATTTTTTGCGAAGATATTCAATGTCTTCAATTGCGTTAAATTGTAGACCTTGCATGGTTTCAATTTCCGTTCCACTATCCTTACCACGCACTGGGAGATAAAAATCTTCGGTGATATTCATCATATTATATCGAAGATTATAATCCCCTGTTTTTGGATCAACTAATGGTGTTTTCTTCGACCGATCAATGATACGATTCATATACGTATCGACTTCGGCAGGTGGAATATTACCAATATCAATTTTGAACTTCCGTTTATCGGGCGCTCTCATGATGCGATGAATTAACATTGCATCTTCCATTAATTGTAATTGTTTCCACGTTCTCCGACCACCTTCAATCATGGCTTTTCCGTAGGGGAGGAAATTTGTATCGGATAATAAACGAAAGTGAGCAATTTCGTAATTGTCAAAATCTTTCTTGCCCAATTGTAAGAAATCGGTATCAATAGAGAATCGT